TCTTGTTGGTCTACCCTTATCGTCTTTCATTGGACCTGATGGGTTTGTAAAGAAGCGGGTTAAAAACGAACCTTTTCTACGCATCTTCTCTGGCGTGTCAGCTGCACCACGAACTCCGGGCTTTAGATTGGCACCTTCTGTTTGCTTAAAGTGCCTTCTGCCTGCAGCAGTAAGTCCACCTTTAGGATCCTTCAATGGTTGCTTTGCCTTCTCCATCTCTTCAAGAACATAATCAAGAATTCCATCGCTATTCATTTTTACAATATCAACAATGGCAAGGGCGTTTGCTGGATTATCAACAAGGCTCAATTCACCTAGCACGTACTTCTTAATAATATTAACCGGTCTACCTCTAAACATTTTTTCTGTAGATTCCGCCTTCTCAACAACCTTCCCGCCAATTGAAAAGGCTTTAAGTGTTCCGTCAAGAATTTTTTCCCATGTGCTTTCTGCACCTTTGGAGATGTATGCGCTTACCTTGATGGCATTATACTCAGTGCCATCTTCTGATTGAACCTTGACAGGTTCATAACTAATAGCCTTACCGACTGCAATTGGGGCATGCATTTCTCTAATGTTTCCACCCCAGCTCTTAAAAGCCTCAAGGGAAGCATCGAATTCAACGATGTCTCCCGACTTGTCAATGTTGTCAGCAGTAGCAATTCCACTAACAATTCTTTCTTCCTTTTTGATCATATCAATAGGGAAAGATAAATTAAAATTATTCATAAAGACCTCGTAACTTTATATTATATACGATTATGTATATAACTAGCCAATTGCAAAAACTGACAGCGTGACTCCAGCTGTTAAAACTTGAAAAGATGTGTAATCACCTTTAATCTCAACATAGTTTTTACCAGCAGGGATAAGAACTTCTCTTGGTCCACCATTTAATTTAACAATAGCATTTGTTGACTCATTTGTATTGAAAAAATTAATAAAATGTGTGTGACTGTTTGTTGAAATCACTCCATCAGTGCTTGTGACTGCTGTATCTGAATATACTATACTTCCGTAACTCATTTAATTCTCCTTTTATGATTCTGGGTTTTCACCAGAATCTTGATTTTCGCCTCTTTCGGCTTGGTCGCCGGATTCTCTTGAACCCGTTGGAACCGCTCCAGAATCTGTTCTAGATTTAGGAGGATTTGATGATGCATTGTTGGAATTACCAACTGGTGCACCAGCACCTTCTTTGTTAACCTTCGTAGGATATGGCAAAACATCATCACCATCAGATTTCTCTGGGAGACCAATTCTTGTTCTAACCTCATTCGGTGTAATGACTTCTGTTCTGAGATATCTATCGTGAATCTTTGATTCCATATCTTCATCCAATAGGTCAATTCTTTTCAACTTAAATTGAAGCAAATCAGTGAACTCAGCAACAATTCTATTTAATTTTTTTTCAATAATAGATTGATCTGGACCAATTACTTGAATCTTAAAAGTTTTATCAGCATCTCTTGAAACAGCTAAGTTGGCATTATCATAGACTCCGACTTTTGGTGCCGGAACTCTGTTTGCGATAAGGATTTCATCACGGTTTGATTTTCTATACTTATCGAAAGATGCATCTTGAATACCTGCTTCAAGTTTTTCAAACTTAATATCTGCCTCACTACCAATACCGGCAGGCAAAGGTACAACAAGGGTGCCATGATTGCGCCCTTTAACTTCTGTTCTAAAATAATTAACCAATTCCATTTTTGACTTATTACTGAGTTTTGCGCCTTTAAGAATGATGGCATATCTAGGAATGGCTTTATTTTCAAAATAATCAATGTTGTACTCTTTAGCGAACTTATCACCAATAATTGCAGCAGCAGCAGAAACAGCAGCTGGGATTCCATAATAGTTATTGTTTGGTGAATACATTTTGAAATGAATTAGTTCATTAGGTGATGGGTCTGCATTGATTGGGTCAGCCATCTCCAAGTCCTCAAAGTTTCTAAAGAACACTGCCTGAATCTTGCTAGCTCTTGATAGTTGAACATAACCATCCCTCTTTCTTCTTACACGAATCATTGTTGCTGGAACATGGCCGATATAGCCGATCTTCCCCGAATTATTTCTTCCAATTTCCAAATAACCATTACCGACTGTTAAACAATCTTGCCAAACACGAACCAAAGTTTCAACAAGTGTTTCTTCAATGTTAAAGCTTTCAAACAGTTCATCAAGCTCCTCACGTAAATCTTGGCTATTTTTTCTGACACGCTCCAGTTTTGCAGGATCATCCTGCGCCTTTTCAATTCTTCTTCTTGCCTTCAATGTCTCTGTAAATTCATAACCCAAGCCAACTGTATTCATAACTCTTGCATTTATTGATGCATAATGAATAGCGCTTTGGTCATAAAGTCTTGCAAGATTATCTAGATCATATGGAGGATTCACAATATCCCATAGAGAATACCCATTTATAACTTCAGGGTCGATGTACTTTGATTTTGTCCCATCTTCACCTTCTTGTTTTTTTTGAAGTCTTTGAGCCTTCCTTTTCATTTTTAAAGAAAGACTGTCTATTCTGATTTCAGAAAACGGATCAATTGTTTCTTCTTTTGGGAAGTTTCCAATATAAGAAATATCATCAACTTCTTCTTGAGACTCATTATTTACATATGTCATTTTATTTTCCACAGATTATCTCCTAAAGTATTCATCAAGCAGATCTTCGTATGGGTCTGCAACTAATCCGTTTGCAAGTCTTTCTGCTTGGTCATCCCTTTCAGAAGCAGAGACTTTTCTAGCGCCAGGAACCCATTTACAATGACCTGCGGATGTACCTGTCCAGTATTTTGCAGCCTCAGCGACTTTTCTCTCAACATCTTTATCATTGACAAGACCTTCAGCGCACAAAACACCATCACCATCAGTCAAGGCTAAGCCATCTTCCTTAATCCAAATGCATACACCATAGGTTCTTTCAGGAACCCAAATTTTCTTGCTTTTAATCATATCTGAACTCATCGTAGTACAATTCTACATTACTTTTATTAATTTATCTACACTCTTCGTACACAATTGTTCGATTATTTAGAATAATTGTCTTTGATAAGTTTGATTTCGCAAGAATCTGTACTGCAGTAGTTTTCGCCAATTGCATCAGATGCCATTCCTGCGTATACGCCAGCGAAGTCAATTGGGAATAGATTTACCGTTTCTGATTCGTAGTCCTCTTTGCTCATCTGAGTATAAGGCATTTGCGGGTATGTAAAGTTCCCTTGAGGAAGAAAGGATACCGTCTTAAGTTGACCGTCATACATGTGAAGAACTGTTGAGATGTAATCCTTTTCCGTATCAGAATCAAAAGAGATGGTTACGGATACCGAGTTATCAGACCAGTATCTTTGCGCTACTGCAGCAATTGACATCTTTTCAAATATAGTAACATCCTTTTCAGATCTTCTAGCATTAGATTTGATTGGGAAAAATACAACGGATGTTGTATCTGGTGACTCAGACGCTGGCTCAACACGGTAATTAGCCATCTTAAATAGAGGCAGCATTGGATCGTCATTTGCAAATCTAATAGATCTTAAGAAGTACTCACCACCGGGAGTCCAATGAACTCCGGGAGACTCTCCAGCAAGAATTGAAACTGTACCGGATGGTTTGACGGTTGTCATCTTGATTGACTCACGAATACCAAACCACTCTGAATAAACATTGTCATATCTTTTAACTGTTTCATAACCAGAGTCCATCCAGTCACGAAGTTGAGGCAAACCATTCTTATCGGCAAAGTTAGCAATGCCAGACATTGATGTGCCAATTCTTCTGTTCCTCTGCATAATTGCATTTGTCTTTTCCCAATGGGTTGGGAGCAGTGTTACAGTCTTTGCATAAAGGTATGCAAATTTTAAAGTTCTCTTATAGTCCTCAAGTGACTCATGGCGATTTAAGTAAGTCTCAACGAGCGTACAACACTCATAGGACTCAAGCGATTGCTCTGCACAAGGGTTGTACCCAGCGACTCTCCAATCCTTATTGTTGATACCGTCAGCGAGCCTTCCGTACTTCTTTGACATATCCATCCAAATAACACCTGGCTCTCCGTTGAGAGCGATATTGTTCACCAAATGGGAGAGGTCAGCACCAACAGTTGTTTCGATAGAGTTATTGCTCATCCAAGCCCATCCCGGACTTGCCGGATCATACGAGTTTCTTTCAGGGAATCTTTCAGCGTTTTTTAGGTTGAGGAAGTCATCATCATCATGACGACCAATCAAAAGTTCTGCAGATCTACGAACATTGCCCGAAACAACACAAACGCCAATAAGGTTGCCAATATCTGCAATATCTTTTCTTGTCAGTTTTTCTCCAGCACGACCCGACAATAAGCCGCGAATTGCATTATGCAGTTTAATCAATGGCTCTGGACCAGATGCTGTTCCTCCAAATGTTTTAATTGGAGTTCCAAATGGTCTAATCTCCGAGTAGTTAAATTCAATTGGGCTTTGATCTTGTTTAAGATATGAATTGATAAGGTCAACGGTTGCATCTCTCCAACCTTCTCTGCTGTCCTTGATTGTCACAACAACTTTGGATTTTGATGGTTCATGGATTACAAAATTCTTATCAGCACCTTTGTCATCAAAACCTACTCCAACTCCTAGCATGGATGCTTCCATTAAAAAAGCAAAAGGCTCTGCTGGGTTGTCTTTGTTCATTTCAGATGTCGAAACGAAAGCACAGTTCTGTAGAGCTGCCGAGTTCTTGTGAACATTCACAAGTTCGGTTCCCATAATCCACAAACCACGACCAGGGGGTGTCCACTTAAGGTTAAACAATCTATCAAAGGCTTC